ACTTGATAATCCGTTTCTGCTCCCCTTCGTTGAGGGAAGCAAACTTCCTGAAAGTAATCTTGATGATCTCTTTGATCTGGGCGATGCTCACGGAGATCTTCTTTCCTTCAGCGTCGGCCACTTCCTTCGCAAACACGTTCAGGTCCATTGCTCTCCTCCTCTACCGTAATTAACTGCTTAGTTACTCCTCTATTCCAGCCAGCTCGAAGACAAAAAAGTCGTCCTTGGTATCCCTGAGAAGATAGGCAGAATCAATAGCAATGAAGCCGGGCGGCATGCCTTCGGCCGCCCAGTCCTTTCCCTTCAGTTCCTCCTCGGTCACCTTCTCGGCGCCAAGGTCGATCTTAACCACCAGTTTCATTGCTCAGCATGCTCCTTATGTCCTGCGGTCCGGACGGCTGAAGATCAACCCCGTAGACTTCACGGACCCACCGAAGAACATGCTCGATCGGCGTCTTGGTAGGCCCGTCTGCGCTCTGCTGAATCCACTCGTAGCAGATGTACTCCAGTGCTGTGGTAAAGGAATTACTCTCCGTAATTCGCTTAGCTCGCTCGATGGCGTCCATGATAATAATGGCCTCACTCTCGCTCATGCGGATCTGAATAGACGCAACCTTTGGCGCGTTCTCGTTCAGGACTCCTTCGTTAAGGTACTGCCTGACAGTCTCGTTGATCCCGTCTGCCGTAGACGATCGCGCCCGCTCCAGCCATTGTGCTGCGTTATCCTTGCTCAACACTCTGGCGATGGCCCGCATATGAGTCCATCCGATATCGGTGATATCTTCCCACTTGACCCCGCTTCTCTTGACCGCATCAGCAATACTAATCAAATACCGGGCCTTGCGGTACTTCATCCCGAGCTCCTCCTTGCAGTAGTCTTCGAGATTCTCGAATCCCCACTGCACGAAGTAAGCGTTTTCCCACGCCTCGTGCAAGAGCTTACAGAGCTCGATATACTGTGTCTCGATATTACTGGCACACTCGGTAATCTTCTTGCGGACCTGCTCTGATCGTTCAACCAACTTTCCCCCTGCCATAATTCCCTCCTAGTGTAGGCCTTTCTTAGGCTCGCCCTTCTCCACTGCGCTATCCACAGCAGCCTCAGGCTTGGTGGACTGCTCTGCTGCGGCCCTGATCTTGCGCCAGCTCTGGCTGGTTTCGTCCTCCTTCTGCTTTACCTTGGAATGTGCGACAAACCGGACCTTCTGCTGCATCCAGTTCCGGATCACATCGATCCGCTCCTTGCAGGTATCGGCCTGGGGAACAAACTTGGCAACGGCAGTCACAAGATCCTCCGTAGTCAGGTCTCGGCTGGCTTCCCAAGCATCGAACATAGCCTCCTCTACCGCAGATTCGATCTCTGCGCCAGTAAAATTGGCGCTAACAGCCACAAGCCGAGAATAATCGAAATCTTCGACTCTCTCAGGCCTCACCTTCCGAAGATGGATGCGCCAGATGTCTGCCCTTTCGACAGGGTCAGGCTCCACGACGCCCCATATTTCAGAGAACCTACCCTTCCGAAGAAGCTCCGGGGGAAGTGATTCCACGTTGTTTGCCGTGGCCACGATGAACACAGGCTTTTTATTCTCCTGCATCCAGGTGAGGATCGTGGACATAACACGGGCGGTAGTTCCAGAGTCGGTGCTTCCGGAGCTCTGTGTCCCTGCCATGGACTTCTCGATTTCCTCGATCCAAAGAACAACAGGGGCCACCGCCTCTGCCGTCTTCAAAGCAGACCGGACTGTCTGCTCGCTGGACCCGACAAGGCTCCTGAAAACCTTGCCAATATCGAACTTCAGGAGAGGAAGTTCGAGGTAATGAGAAACGCAACGTGCCGCGAGAGACTTCCCGCATCCGGGAACACCGACAAGGAGAATGCCCTTGGGAAACCGGAGACCGAACTCGGTGGCTTCAGGAGTGAAAGCGTCCTTTCTCTTACTGATCCACGACTTAAGCTCTGAGAATCCTCCAAGGTCATCCATGGATTCCTTTACATGAATGAACTCGAGAACATCACTTCTCTTGATTGCCTGCTCCTTCTCAACCTGAACAACAGCCGGATCGACCTTCTTTCGGAGAACGATGCTCAAGGCGATGGCGTTTTCCCCCTGCATCTCCGTCATACCAACGGCAGACTTGGCCGACATCTCGATATGACGATCAGTAGTAGGGGTGGTAATGCTGGTCTTGTACGCGTCCGACAGGACCTTGAAGTTCGTCTTGAACTTATCGGCATTCGGAAGATCGAGGTCGTAGACGGTAATAGTATTCTGGAGTTCAGGGGGAATGTCCAGATGTGCGCCTACCAGAATCAAGTGTGTTCCGGAAAGGCGGGCCTTATATGAGGCATCCTTCAAGCTCTGAATGACAATAAACGAATTTTGAAGAAGCTGCCTGACATTATGGAAAACGATCAGGTGAGCGTTCTGCTGATTTCCGGCATACTGGATCGCGCTGGCCAGGTCCTCAACGATGGGATCGCCGACCGTGGGAATTTCCAAAGACCGCTCGGGGGCAAGACGAAGACCCGTAGTGGACCGCCATTCCCCGTATCGGATGGAATTCCTCATGGACTCGATCTTATTGATCGACTCCTTCACGAGTTGAACCGCCCGATGATCCTCCTCGGTACGGATATACAGGAGAGAATACCCGGCCTTCAGGTAGGCATCAAAGGTAATATCCTTGACAGGCTCTCCCACGATGGGATCTTCGGATGCAGAAACATCGGCATCTTGTTTCTGACGACCGCGCCTGGAAGGCTTGCTCGAACTGAGCGCCTCCTGCAGGCTTACTGCTTTCTTCTCTTTTTCTCCTTTCAAGAACTCCATTACTTACCTCCTGTCGACTTTTTTATGAGAACCTCAGCCTCGATCAGCCTATCGAGAATGGCCTCAATAGACTGGGCCTCATTCCGCATTTCGTCGGCATCCATCCTTTTCGTATCGTAATACAGCCGACGGCAAACCCGCTGTAATCCCCTAACCTCATCTGCGTGAATGTAGTAATACTCACCTGTGATCTGTGTTCTCGGCCCGATACCCATAGTCTCCTCCTTATTATCTGCCACAGATCATATCACAAGTAAAAGTTTTTGTCAAGTCTCAATTTGAAGGCTTATACAGAGGATTCAATTTCAGCGTGGCCTTTATAACTTCCAGTTCGTAACTAAGCGGTGCCTTTCCGAAAGACCACTCGTAAATCCCGTGCGCGAGGCGTGCCGCACAATAGGCGTCGGCCTCGTTGTCGTCATTCACATCCACTCCCCACTTCTTAAAGACAGACTTGATAATCACGTTCTTCTCTGCCTTCGCCGCCCCGGTACAGTACTTCTTAAGCATCTGGGGGCTGGCGATAAGAAGCCGGGAAGGGTCGATGTTGCACTCATAGAGAAGCCGCCACTTGATAATCCCGGTCAGCTCGGCGATAGCAGACATCTTGAACTGCTTGCTGTACGCAAAGTTCTCAACCATAACCCAGTCATCCGGGGCCGGCCGATATTTTGAAAGAAGCTCATTGCAGATAATGTCACACCTCTCTATGGGATGAACCGTTGTCTTATGGGGTTTCGACTGAATCAGGAACGTCTGGTATATAGACGGACTCCGGTGTATTATCGCGTACCCTGTCCCTGTCAGACTGATGTCCAATCCTATAAAATTCATTGTCTCCCCTTTCTATCTTTGTCTGCCCGCGGTTATAGAGGGTGGAGCATGCTGAGCACTGGGCGCAGCTCCTAGCCCTCGTTCCTGTAAAAGCGGTCCCGAGACAGACATTGATGGGCGGGGGGAGAATCCCCTCGTCCACCCCTCTCGTAAAGTACTCGGCCTTAGCCTGGAGAGCATTGCACAGGGTCTGATTTGGCCGAACCGCAAAGGTCTTCACGGGGGCCCGAACATTGAATATCTTGGTGAAGTAAAACAGGTACCCGCAAGACGTGTCGATAGGAACCGGAAGCTTCTTCTCCTCGGGAACAAACTGATAAAAGAACATGTACCCTACGAGCTGGGCAACATCTTTACCAGCAGGAGCGAGAACCTCTTTGCCGGTAGTCTTGATGTCCCCGAACCGATAGACGTTCTGAGACATCCTGAGAATGGCGTCGAGCTTCATGACCACTCGATACGGCTTTTCCATCCGGCACATCCACTCCTCGTACTGCGTTGCCGCCGGAAGAGCATTACAGACCTCGCACGGCTCTGTAGGACGAACACCAAATCTCCTGATGTTATTGCAGGCTAGGCATCTCCAGTACCCTAAGAGCCTTTCTCCGAAATACACAGGACTGTTCTGAATCCAGTGATGGAGCGAGGATCCCATATCCATCATACACACGGTTGAAAAATGGTGGGTGTCCATACGAGGGTTATCTGTCAGATGGCCGATGACCCACTCTCGAGGACACAGATCGTCAACCTCGGAAAGACGCATATACAGATACCTTCTCTCCGTTCTCCGAGGCTTGGTTTCCAATAGGTTGTTGGTCAGGTGGACCGGGTCGCTAATCTGGTCAACAGCCAGTGGCTCGACCCGCTCCACTCTGACCAATCGGGTATTTTCCTTGATAAACTTCATAGATGACTCGCCTTTGCCATATTGTCTGCTGAAATCCTGTACTTCCTGCGGAAATCCTTCTCCAAGTATGCGGGGAGAAGGAGTACTCGGTGACCCGCCGAGAGCGCCATCTTAAGCTTCTTTTTTGACGCTGAAAGCCACATCCCCTTAGTCTCCACGAAGACGCCTTTGTCAAGGAGATAAAAGTCGGGGGTATACGTAGGACCGTTCAGATCTATAGTATACCCCTCGTATTCGAACCTGATACCCTCTTCAGAAAAGCATCGTGCCAGAAAGACTTCGTACCACGACCTATAAAACCCCTTTGTTATAGAATCCCATCGTTCGTGGGGCTGACTGATCGTAGAACGCCGGTATTCCGGGGCCCCTACGACCGAAGGCAGCTGCTTGACATGCTGAAGAAAGCATTCCGAGCAACAAAACACGGGATAGCCGCTGAGTATCTGGTTGCGCTTATACTGATCCACATACAGACCCTTCCCGCAAGTACAGAGCAGATTCATTACGATTCCTGTTCTTCGTTCTCTTTTGCCTTCTGGATATAGTGGTCAATGATAAACTTCTTGGCCGACAGAAACTTCTCGTTGTCGTACCAAGACTCCATGATGTCGCTCTTCAGCCTGAAAGTCTCTCCTCTGAACGACCACGGATCCCTTCCGATCAGTCCTGCGGTTTCGGCATACTGAAAAGCGGTCCGATAGTCGTTAATAGACCCCTTCACCAGTTCTCCGCCGTCAGACACGGTAGCATAGAACTCGGCTGCTCCTGAGAGGGTGAATATCTTTCTCTTATTTCCCATAGCAGCCATGGACGCCTTAAAGCGTGCGTTAACAGGAAGTTCTGTCTCTTTGTCAATATCCGCTGACTTCACCTGAGACATGCGAAAAGTGAGATGCCAATCGTGCTTCGATACAAAGCCGCCAGGTACTTCTTCCTGGGGGCCTCTGCCAAACCCTCCGATCTTTGCTCTCACCTGATTTGTCGCAATAAAGGCAACCTTATGATCTCTTTTTTTCTCCTGAATGAGGATTGTCTTGATTCGTCGAATCATTCTTGCAATGAGCCGTGCCTGGACAGCCACCATATCGTCCGCTGCAGAAGCGTCCAGTTCTGCCTGCGGGGTGAGCATGGCAAGAGAATCCAGAACCACAAGACCCACATCGTCAGCTCGAAGACACTCGGCAATAATATCTGCCGCCTGCTCTCCGGTATCAGGCTCGGCTACCGCAAATTTCTCCTTGCTGGAGTCCACCCCAAGCATCCTTGCCCAAGCAATATCAAAAAGCTCTGTACTGACCCATACCACCTTGCGGGAATCCTTCTTGGCGCATTTGCAATCCCAGAGATACTGAAAACACTTCCAACAAATGGATTGTGCTCCCGCGCACGCTCGAGTGAGAACCAATGTTTTTCCGCCGCCGGGAGGGCCATAAGGCGAGGAAGTCACTCCTACCGGAAACCCTCCTCCGATAGCATAGTCCAATGAGAATATACCTGTTGGTATCCTCGGATAGTCATGTCCGCGGGTGAATCCCGTCAGATATGTGCCCTTCCCGTATTTCCTGTCCCCTCTTGCGAGAATCTCATCCAATGTCGCCACCCTCACCCTCCTTGTTTCTTATTCCGGTACTCATTCATGGTGGCGTACTCCTTGGCCATCCGAGTATCGACCCAGTCCTTCACCTTGTCGAAAATCTGATCGATCTCCTCAGGATAGCAAGGAAAGGAGAGCATAATATCCACTCTGGCGGATTCGTAGTTCCCCAGATTGATCGTTGCCCCTGCCTTGACCGACACAACAGCAGGATGAGACAGGAAGGGCCTCACACGAATCTTCTCAGTAGAAACCTCTTCCTGCCCCAGAGCTGTTTTCGACACCTCCAGGAACGCCTCTCTCGACTCAACACACCCTGGCTTTTCTGCCGCCTCAATCTTATCTTCGTCCATTGGAACCTCCTTACGGTCTTTGCCAGTTCTCAGAGAGAAACTTCTTGACCATGTCCTTATCCCACTGCTTGGACTTGAAATTCTTGATGGCTATTCCGAGCAGATCAATCTGATCGGAGGTGTAAAGGCGCCAGCCACGGCTATCTGTGTAGGAGGTTTTAGGAATCAGTCCGTTCTTCTCCCATGCCCGAATCATCTCGGGACTCCTTCCCATGACGCCGGCCGCATACTGAATGGAAAACAGGGGGACACCATCCTTCCTCTTGACGGTATACCCCGCATGCTTGTCCACACTGGAATAAAGGGTCCTGTACCGTGTCCGGGCAGCGTCCTGAAGGCCCTTCCGATGAGCCTCGTCTTCCCAGTACCGCTCGCGCCGCCTTCGGTTAATCTCCGCCTTCTTCTTGGCGTAGTACTGACGGTTGTATTCCCTTTTTTCAGCTTCGGTCTTCATCTAAAGCTCACCCCCTTCATACTCAATTTCTGCACGGTGCAGTTCTTTCGTGCATAGAAGGAAGACCTCGCCCGATTCCAGTTTTCCGCGTCCTTATATCCCACATCAAGAATATCCACGACAACAGGCTCTATCTCGGGACCGATCCTGCAAATCCGTCCGATAGCCTGCTCCACGTCAGCCAGTGGAGTAGCAAATAGAAGTGCACGAAGGGTAGGAATGTCCGTGCCGAGAGACATCATGGATGTCGTAGCGACGATAACAGGACACTCTTCGGAAATCCTGTCCCTTTCGGAATCACTGGTCTTGCTGATATACACGCCGACATCCTCGGGAGAAAGTCCGTACTTTCCCACCAACAAGTCTCTTATTTCCATAACATGAGGTATCCTCTCTGAGAGGATCAGGGTTCTGCGCCCAGAGTCCACCAAATCCCGGACAAAGGACGCTATCATTGCCGTTCTGTTCTTGTTCCTTGAAAGTCTCTTAATGATAAACCCTCGTCGATTGATCTTATCCATTATGCCCTCAGGAACAAATGCCGTTCCGTCCTCGTACTCAACAGAGATGACACGAGGAACAGGATTATCGCTGAATTCCTGAGTCACTACCTGCTTGCCAAGATGATCGTAGAACGCCCTGATAAGGCCGTCCTGCCTCCTTAGGGTAGCTGTGCATCCGATACGTCTCTGGGCTGGAAACATGCCTCCAACCCGAGAAAAATACTGTGCTCCGAGCTTATGCAGCTCATCAAAGATGACAAGGCCGAAATACCTTTTGAATTCCTCTGGATACTTGTCCTTGCACAGACTGTGAATCATGCCAACCACAATATCCTTGCCCTCAAACTCACAGGTATCCTGTCGAACAACACCGATCCTCTCCTCAGGGATGTTAGTGAACTTCTTGATCTTTGCGATCCATCCATTCTTTCCTTCCAAAAGGTCAGTCTTCGGCACGATGACAAGCGCTGTTCGCTTGATATAGGTAGCCCAGATATACAGGTTGATGACAGTCTTTCCCGATCCTGTTCCGGCGTGAATGATAAAATCATCTACTCCGCTCGAAAGAAGGGTACGGGCCTTTTCGACAACAGGCACCTGATAGGGTCTGAGCTCCTGTGTGAATCGAACATCCACGGGATGCCCCGCTATCCTCAGATCTTCGAGATCCGCGACAGGAAATGGGAGAATCTCCTTGGAATGCCGAGGCAGTCCAATTCGATTGTCGTCTTCCCTGAAGATCTCAAGAGGCAAAAGATTGTCGAACCGAGGAATCAGCGTAAACTTCTGGCGCAGATACTCGAGATCGAGCCCATCCTTCGGGAGCCAGAGGCAATCAGAGTATTCGGCCTTGTCAACGTACATTAGAGTAGCTCTTTTAAGGACCTGTTTTCTTTCGAAGGCGCATCCTTGCGCTCAAACGGGTTACGGGCCTCCTTGCCGGGAAGGGGGTCCTTGATATTCTCCTTGGAGCCGACAGGATCGGCCATGCCTAGTGCCTTCCTGAGTTCCGCAGGAGTCTTGGGTTTGAAAATCTCCTCGTAATTAAACGGCCTCAACCACTCGTCGGGATCGGTCCCGGGAGGGCAAAGCTCCTTCAGCTCCTCGGGATTGACACGACCAACAAACTCGAAGTCCTCTCCGGTGCTGCACTCCTTCTCCGTAAATCTGGAAATCTCGAACATGCAATACCGAAGATCGCCGTCCCTCCGCTCTTTCTGCTTGAGAACCTTATTCCGGGCACCGGCCTTAAGAACAATGATCTTCTTTCTGGCCTTCACGTCATTGCCCTTCTTATCCTTGTAGGTGGAATGGTCGATGATCGTGAACGCGGCAACGTATGCGTACTTACGACCATCCTCGCAGGGAGGACACTCCTCGCCCAGATCGGAAAGACAGGTTTCCCAGTTCAACCATGAGCCATTCAGATACAGCTGATGCTCTCTGAAGAAGAAGCCTTCCGAATCGAGGAAGGTGACCTTCGCACTCTTGTTCGGCGCAAGCCAGAACCGGTTACGGCTGGGATTCTGCGAAGCCTGGGCCCGAGCCTTTGCTGCTGCTTCTTCCTCCACCGACCGGGCCTTTCCTTCATCACCCTTCTTGTACCAAGACATAGTCTTATCTCCTGATTGAGAATTTTTCGGGATACTCGATGCTCTGCTTTTCACCTCCTTTCACTCCGATCCGGATGGCATTCAAGAGAACGGCATCCCATTCCTCTCTTGAATCAAGATCACCGGCATCGTTCTTTCCAACCACAGCCCAATCAAGAAAATCCACCACTGCACTTGAGTGCACATGCTCCGCGACTACCTTTGCGTAGTGGTTCCCCTGATCGTCTGCATCGAACCCAAGAAGATACCTCGATGCACTCAATCTGGAAAGTTTATCCTCTCCGATCGGTCCGCACGAGGCCATAACATTACCTACGCCAAGAGTTCTAAGCCGAAGAACGTCAGTCTCCGACTCCACTAAAATCACAGGCTGACTGAAATCAACAAACTCGATACCGTACCAGAAATCCTGCCTTCCCCACCGAAGCCCCTGATAGCCTAAGACAGTCGGTGTAAGGTAATAGAAAATCTTCTCCTTTATGGATCGGAAGTGCATAAGATAGACCTTCATATCCACATCACGGATACAGAAAATAAGTCCGTCATTTCTGCTATCCCGGCGAACACGGTAGGCATGGGCAACTCCGAGATCAATGCCCCTTCCCTGAAGGTACTGGGCCGTTTGGTTATCGTCTTTTTCCTGAATAACGGGGTAGTTCTGAAGGATAAGATTGGGAACCTGCCTCGGTGCTTCTTTCTGGACAGGTTGAGAATATATCTCCGTGAACTCCGGAGTTCTGTCCTCATCAACAAATATCTCCTTCAGAGATAGCCAATCGCTTGCCTGGGGGTTATAGCCAATAAGCCAAGTAATCCTGTGCATGAGGCCCTGAAGGGACCCGTGCCCGCACACAAAACAATTATAGCAGGATTCGCCCTTGTCGTTCACTTTTATACCAAAACTTGGACGACGATCCTCGCCCTTTTGGTGGGTCCGTACAGCCAGTGGACAGGAAGCCTGCACCCAATCAGATCCAGAAGTGTCGATATTTCCGGCCCTTAGAAGCCTGAGAAACTGAATGATGTCCCCTCTTCGCATAAAACACCCCGTATTCTGAAGGAATCATACCACAAACAAAAACTTTTGTCAACGATTTTTACCCCAGCGTCAGCGGAAGGGTGGTCCTTTCTGCCTCAATTATCGCTTGGAGATAAATCGAAGCGATCTCCCTCACATGATCGGAGGCTTCGGGGTTCTCGACCAGACGCTGTGCTTCCTCTTTCATGTTAGGAATCGAGACCTTTGACCATTCGGAAATGGGCTTGTCGAACTTGCTGTGCAGCCCTACGGACACGTTCGGCGTAAACCGAAGGATATTCGGACAGCCCCCGATAATCGCCACTTCCTCGAGAAACCGGTGGTACCACTCCGCACTACAAAGTGGAAAATCGTTCTCTTCGCCGCCAACAAACAGCGAGTACCCCATATTACCCCCTACTTAGGCCCCGAACGGGCAGATTTCCGCGCCTCGGGGTCTGAAACTCGGTCTGGATAGGTTCGTAGATAGGTTTCCCTTTCACCAAGGCAGAAATTACGTTCTCCCGAACGTCATCAGGGATGACCAGCTGACCGTTCTTGTCCTCGTACACCTGACCAACAAACTGCATGGATCCGATACGGTACCCTCCGTATCCGGGCTTGTAGTAGAGATCAGTCTTCCCTTCGGAGTCGTGAATCAGGAAGAATGTAAAGATGTCGGCCTGGTTCTCGAGAGTCCACTGATCCTTCAGCTCCATGGCCCGGGGTCCCATCTTTACTTTTGTCTCGTCATGCACCCTCTCCGCCCTCCAGGTCTTGACCTCAAGACCGATCGGTCGGATATTCCCCAAAACACCCTTTTCAGCGACCAGATCGACGGGATATTTATGAGGGGTATCCTGTACCCAGAGTATAGCCTTCATAATCTGCTCTCCCTTCAGTCCCAGCTGCATATTGGTCATATTCACGGCCTGCCGGGATAGACACTCCCTGCGAAGCTCCTTCAGGCTCAGGCATACCGAGATATATTCTCGGATGATGGCATCTCCCCATACCTTCGGTATCCTGTATTGGTGGCGAAAGTTCTGGATGTCCGAGCTGGACACCTTATGAGGTCCTTGCCTGGTTCCGACCAGGTAGCACCTGCAGCGGGAATGAAACGGAGGAAGAAAACTGCTTCCGTCTACGGTTCCATCTTCTCTTATCCTCGGCCAAGGAAAAGAATTAGCCGCCTCCTCTGCGCCCAGGGCGATCATAGCGTTCTTCTGACTCTGCCCCTCTTCGATGCTGACCTCGGTTCCGTCGATAGCCAAACACACCTCGCAGGTCTTTCTGTCCCTCATGGAGATAATAGTGTACGTCAGATACCCTAGCTCTTTCATAGTATCCAGCATACCCCACACGGAGGCGGTAGCGGTGTCGAAATCAGAAATAGCGTCCCAGTATCCATCAGCCTGGACAAACTTCTTATACCTCTCTCCGATCTTCCTCATGCGGGCCTTGTCCAGGACCCCTTCTTGGAGCTGACGCTGAAGACGCTCGGTCTCTGGAACGATGAAGCGATCGAAATAGGCCCCTTGCGTCTGAGAGAACCACCGCCCGAGGGTATTTCGGATGCTGCGAGCCTGAGAACCAGTCATCTCGGTCAGTTGCTCGACCAAGACATCGACATCAGCCTTTCTCTTGGCGTTCCCGTACACGACATGCTGAATGCCGTCCTTGTACGAATGATTGATGTACTCGTCGAATCGGGGGAATGCCGCCTCAATAAAGGAGGTAGTGCACCTATCCCTGTGATAGTTCAGCATCCTCTTAGGAAAGGTAGGATCCCGAACGCCTTCGGTCTCTATCCACAGATCCATGTCTTCGGAGAACGGGGAAATGCGCTTACGCCACTCCGTCTTCAGAATCTGAGACAGGATAAGCCCCTCTCCTACCATCTTCATGAGGCAGCCGGCGGCAAGACGGGCCAGCAGTTCCCTTTCAAGATCGAGACGCATCACTTCCACTCCCCTTCTCTTGGCTGCCCAACAGCAATCTGGGAACCCTTCACCTTCTGCCGGCGCCGAAGCAGATCAACCTTGAAAAGCGGATCGTTCGGTTCCACCATTTTCTCGAAGCTGTCGACTATAGGAGTTTCCGAGTTGTCCACAAGATTGTATATTGGTTCTAATACGAGCGGTCCTCTCGAAGACATGACGCACCTCCCCTTCACCAGTCAGCCTTACTCGAAGATACTCGAGTGCGCGTTTCTTGTAGGCTATTATATTGCATGTTGTACAGCTGAACATGAGTGCAATGTCGCTTAGAGATATGCCATAAAAGTAGTACAGCCTTATAACCGTCCTTGCGGTGGTTGGCAGCTCGTCAACCGCCTTCTCTAGAATCTGTCTCAGCTCCTTCGTATGAAGGATCTTGAATGGATGGTCTCCAGACTCTACATTCTTCAATAAATCTTGAGCAATCTCACTATCCTGGCAACCAGGAATCCTGTACAGCTCCCTAAGCTCATCCGTAATCTGCCCGATAATCCTGTGATAGGCAAATGTCTTAAACGTGCTCTTTGTCTCGTGATCTGGATTCCATCGGTCTGCCGCATCGATCAAGCCAATATAACCGACACTCTCAAGATCCTCCCGAGACATCATTGTTTCCGGAACCCATAAGAAGTGTTTCCTTACAAGGTGAGAAACAAGATACATGTGTCCCACGATAAGCTCTTCCTTCGACATTGCCCCTTCCAGGCCCCCTACCTGGGAAATTATATTCGTCATCCGCCTGATTTGCAGGCAAATGCACGTGCCCTTTCATAGATGGGACGAAGGCGTATGTAATACATAGATGTTTCGTGGGTTTCCGCATTGGTGCGGACCACGATCATCTGTTCGTCCTCTCCCGGCATCCGAATATCCGGATCGTCCTTGTATACCTTCTCGATGGCCTCCTCCATTATCTTCTCGTCGATATGCAAGGAGCTGTCTAGACTAAGTATCTTGCTCATCATAGTATCCTTCTGAAGAATGAATCTTGAAACCACCTGCAATCTTGGTTCTTGTTGATCTCCTCCGGTCGGCGAGACAGAAAGTACTTGACTCCCGTGGATTTCGTCTGCATCTTCCTCCGGTTCTGAGGGGCCGTACAGCTATAGTCCACCCCACCGGTATCCGGCTTCGTATAGTACTTACATTCTGTGCAGAGCACGACTCTCATCTTTCCTGAACTCGAGTGCAGTCGGCTGTATTCTTTGGAATAGTCTACTGGCTATTCTCCTGTAGTAGTATATGTATATCTGGCCTATTAGGCCACATGCATCTGGCCTGAGAGGACACATGCATCTGGCCTATTAGGCCACATGCATCTGGCCTGAGAGGCCAGATGGGAAATCATTGAGCTTTTAGCTTCTGATGAATCTGACCTCTGCACGAGTATTTTCATCTTCCTTTTCAGTATACGGAGTCCTGGAGAATTTCAGTACGCCTCGCTCTATCCGTATGAGGTACTCCCCTTTACTGGCGTCTGCTGCGTATGCCTGTCCGGGCTGTAGGGTAGCCAGCACCTCACTGAGTCCTTTCGGTCCCCTTACTGCCACCGTCGGGCTAGGGCCCAGCAACTCCACCGTTATCTTATCCCCAACAATCTTCAGCAGCACCATCACAGCCTCGGTATCTTGATGCTCTGTTCGGATTCCACCACCATGGTGGTATTCCGGATTTCAGTGCCCGGATAACCATATCCCTGGTACCACGGCTCTCGTTTATGTTATGGTGGAAGGCAATCACACAGTCGGGCTTCCCCTCATCCAGCATGCGCTGGTTCCTCTTAGGCCCCGCTCCTCTGCCGTATCTGTCCCACTCCGCCTTAAATTCTCTCACTTTGAGTCCTAGGTCATGAGCCACATTATCGGCAATGGAATCCGCCCCAGGAGCCCCGCCGTGAATGATAGTTACTCCTTTGTCAAACACAGCCAGCACCTTCTTAATGATTGCCTTCCCTCTCCAGTTCCTATCCCCGCATATCAGGACTGCTCCCATACGACCTCCTTCAATCGGGTATAGTTTATCGTGTACCATTTTGTTCTGTTCATTGGGGTGGGTCCGAGCCACCGGTACTCAAGGATACCCATGCACTCAAGTTCAGCAATCGCCCGTCGCACAGTCCGGAGAGACATAAATGGCAACTGGGCTTGCCAGCCTTCGTAGGTGTTATAGACCCATCGCCTGCCGAAGAACTGGTGCTTTGAGCGCTGGACCCAGTAATCAATCTGACCGAGGACGATAGCTTCGTAGAGTCCGATTTTTGTGGCCCACTCGACATGGATGATCCTAACCCCACTTTCCCCTTGACTTTGTTCCCTATTTTGTGTTGTCATTCAGTCTGTCCAAGTCCTTTCGCAGCCCTCCTGCGGAAGGGCGCTTCCCCCGTGTTCCTCTCTTCTGCGAGAGCCCCCGTTCACCCCGTTCGGGGGCTTTCTCTTCCATCAGCCGAATCAGCACATCTCCATGACAGGGCTTAGGATGGCACCAGCAACCTAGAACCTTACCTTCAAGCTCGTGGAGGGAATCCATAAGCTCGGGCGTGGATCGGACGTAGGCTTCGTACAGCAGTAGCACTTGGTCCCTCTCTCCATCTACCCCGATAATGTATGGATTCCCCCACTTGCTCGGTCTTCCTATATACACATCGAAGGGCTCCTTCTTGCAGTGGACGACTCGGGTCATTTCACGATCTCCGTTTCTTACGTCTTGCGTACCATGCATTCCTTGATAGCCTCATTACTCATGCTCCTCTGGCCTAAATTCTATCCTCCCTCCCATCGTTGCATCGGACAGTTTCGCCGCTTCGTCTCTCTGATCCGCAAGCTTTCTGAGGGTGTTTCTCAAGTGAGAGAGGGCAAGATACATCTTTGCCGCCTGCTCGTCGTTCTCAATGCTCCCTAAAGCATCGGTCAGCGGCTCCGTTATGGACTGAATCTCCTCCACTCCAGAGAGCTGGCCGAGGTTTGCAAGGGCCATAACCAGTGCAACCGGATAGTCCGCCCACGGGGCCTTATCCTTCCCTTCGTACACGGTAAGATCGAGTCCGAGAACATTGTTAGCCACCCGGATGCCTTCATTGATAGTAAACACTCCCCACTTCGAGAAAGTGTCGAAAGCAGATATGACGTCCTGTCCGGTTACCAGCCTCGGGCCTTTGCTCCTGTACCGCCATACGGTGGCTCCAAGTGCAGGCATGAGCAGGATGTTGATAATCTCATCGAAGTTAAACCGCTCGGGAACGAACACCTGCTCCTCTGTCACCATCTTTGCGGAGTCCGCGGTTGCTTTCGCATAGGTCTCCGCCATTCCGAGGTAAAGCGGGGGTAGTCGGAAGGATGCTCTAACCCGCTTCTCCCCCTTCTCGACGTAGTTCGTGAACATGGCGTCCTCTTTCCTCGCCATGGACATTTCCTTTACATCGACCTTCGCGGTATTTTTCTCATCGACTCCCCCTTCGCCCTGAGACTCAAGAATGACAACCTTGTTGAAGTTCTCTGTGCCTCTTTTCTGCATCAGGATGTCCATGACGTCCTGTACTGACTCACTGGTCAGCGACCCTCCTGACACCAGGATGAACAGCGGGGGGACTACCTGGTTCTCGAACAGGTCCCAGTTCACGAAGTCGCTGGCGTGCATGCCCATCGCATTCAGGACATTACCAATCCACCGAGGGATTCCATAGGTGTCGTTTCCTATCTTCAGATGGATCAGCTCTGAGGCCTCTTGCCGGATCTCTTTTGTCTGTCCCTCCGCATCGCCTTCGTACTTCCCGGTGTACGCATCCATCTTTCTCGGGTCGCCGTACTCCTTGAACCACTTTATCCGATTCCCGGTCTGGATCATGGCGAAGGCTCTGAACCGCTTCATTACCTTCACCTTCTTTATTTCCCCGTCACGAAGCAGCTCCACTTCTATTTCCACTGGGTCCCTCTGGATAGCCTGCAGCCGGACGTATCTGGAGTCCATGTAGTAGAGCATGGCCAGCTTCCCGTCCAGGAATCGAATGACTTCCATGTATGCATTCCCTGTCACTTCGATGTCTCTGCGAAGTGCTTTTCTCAGTGTGATGAAGGACTGAGACTCGTTTACCTGGTCGAAGAACTGAATGAGCCTCTGCTTCTCCTTCTGCGAAGCGTCGGAGTACTGGCTGTCTGAGGGACCGGAATACATCAGTTCATACCCGAACCCATCGATATTGGCGATCATGGCTTCGATACACTGTGGAAGGATTGCGCTGGACTCGTTGATTGCGTAGAGCTTGATAGGGTCGTACGGAGGCGTGATAAGGCGGTTCCCTTTTACAATGCTGTTTGTGAACCTTCCTTCTTCTGGTTCCTGCCGTGATGACAGGGTACTTATTCCGGCCAGCTTCTTCGTCATCTCCTTCTGCCGCATCTCTGCCATAGCCTTCAGGGATTGCCGCAAAGACTTCGTAGCGGATTCCTTCGGGGTTGCCGGGTTCTGCGGGGTAAGGGTCACGGCTGCCGGCCTCTCAACGACAGCTTTCTTCCTACGATTTCGTTTGCTCATGGAATGCGTCCTCCTTTACAGCCAGCGGAGTCATCTCTCCGAGGTTGTCTCCGATTTCTGCCTCAACCTTCATAGGAACAGTCAGTCTAAATCCAAACGGGTCCGTGTTCACGTGCTCTAGGTTTGCCTTCAGGATCGAGGCGCAGTACTCCACCTTGTCCTCTTTGATCTCGAAGACAAAGGAATCGTGGGTGAACAGGACAGGGGCACATTCATCGGGGTTGATGACAGGTCCGATGTGCGACGCATTCCTATCCATCGCTTGCTTTCCGCCGAGCAGGGTGTAGTCGCTGCTCGGGTTCTGAATCTCGAAGTTTATGCCTATTCTCTCCGCTTCCATCCTCATCCAATCGTCCTGAGAATAGATATTCGGCAAGCTCCTCCACCTTCCGAATAGGCTGCGGATTCCTCCGTCCTTTATGATCTTGTCCTTGCTTCTCTGATGCCAGTACACCAGTCCGGGGTATAGCCCGAAGAAGGTTTCCCTGGCCGCCTTTGCCTGAGGCATGGTGATCTTCACGCCAAACTGGGACCTGGCGTAGTTCAGAAATCCCTTTGGCATCATCCCATAGACGAACCCGAAATTCACCGCCTTCGCCTTCTTTCTGATGTCGGACAGCTTCTCGGGTATAAGGTCTTCTTCCTTCATGCCAGATACGGCAAGGCCGGTCATCTTATGGATGTCTCCGTTCCTGGCGAAGATGTCCTTCATCCGGGCCTCGTCGGCGACATGGGCGATGAAGCGAAGCTCAGCCATGGACTGATCCATCTCCACCAGCTTGAATCCTGGAGGTGCCTTGATACATCTCCGAAGAATCCTAGCCAGCTCTCCCCTCTTCGGGAAGTTCTGTGCTGACGGGTTCCTTGCCCCCGTTCTACCAGACGAAGTGAATACGAACGAGTAGGTAGGATGAATCCTACCGTTCTCATCCATGTTCTCTTCAATCTGCGGGAAGTATCTCGTAACGAGAGTATTCAGTTCGCTCCATTCTTTATAGGTATAGATGAGCTCCTTCGCCTTATCTGGTATGTCCATATCGAGGAGCCGGTTCATGGTGTCCTTGTCCACGACCGGCTCTCCTGTCTTCTTCGACATAGCAATAGGCTGTAATCCGATCCCAATATCGGTGAGTCCGCCCTCCTCGTCTTCGTAGGAGAACAGAGCGTCCATCAGGATTCTCCGTCGGGTAAGCTTGAACTTGTCGGAATACTTTCTGACTACCGGTTCCGGGCACAGCCGCCGGAAGGCGGCTACCTTCTCTTCCTGCTGAAGCTCGATCCCTCTCCTTGCTGCGGGAAGGGCCTCCCGATCAATCAGGACTCCCCTTCTCTCGATGTCGAACAGGAACTCTGTCTCCACGGGGTGCAGGAACCTGATGTAGTAGTTAGCCGATTTCTGATCGTTCAGCAGCCTTTTCTTTACGGCAAGGGCCACCAGAAGGGTGGACACGGGATCGTAGCTTGCATACTTGCAGAATCGCTTCCTGTCCGTGGAGAGTACCTGAATCATGTCCTCTTTTTCATCGTCCGAGATTTCGTCCTTATAGAAGGTTTTGATATTGGTAAACGACTCTAGCAAGAATCGAAGGCTGGGCTGGAGGAACTTCTCTGAGTCGAGGCAGTGTGCGGCCAGTCCGACGTCTATGGGGGCATTTACGAGTTCTATCCCGAGGCTCTTCAGGCGGTGCTTCTCGAACTTCAGGTTCATGAGGTACTTTTTGATGTCCTGACGCTCGCATAGCTCCTTCAGCTCCGCCACTTTCCGGTCGAAGTCAGGAACCCTCTTCACTCCGGTCTGAACTTTGATGGGATTCTTCTTCGTTCCCCCTCGCCTCACCATGATATTGAAGTCGCCCATCCCGGGCGGTACTTCCTCATGGAGGACAACCGTCCACCCCTCTGTGAAGGAAGCTGCTACCTGATAGGACAGAAGAACAGAGTCACTGCTCCACCACTTGGTGTCCTGTGTCTCTGTATCCAGAGCGGTTATGAAGTCCCCGCCTCCCTCTCTGATAAATCCCCCGTCCAGGAGGGGGCGGATAGAGTCAACCTCTTTCCATGTGAAGGGATCGACGAATGTTTCCTTGAACCCGCCCTCGATAAACTCTGCTATCTTCTCCAGATCCAACCTGAACGTGGACATCTCCGATGCGTTTCTGAGGATATAAGCCGGATGCCAGGTCGCGAAGACGGCGCATCCGAACTCAACGGACCGCAACACCTGTCCTCTGACCTTCTTGATGGCCTTCATGCTCATGACTTGCTGAAGTGCGATGGCGCCGAGGCAAATGATAAGTTTCGGCTTGACGTGGTTCAGGAGGGTTTCCAGATTAGGCCGGCATCTTATCAGAACTTCGCTAATCTGCCGCCCCGTCAGTGCGTCTTTGTCGATGCGACATCGGGCTGAGTTAGCGAACATGACCCGGGACGCATCGATTCCTGCCTTTCGCATCTCCTCTCGAAGTAGCTTTCCGGCATCCCCCACAAAAGGCTTTCCTTGGTCTATCTCCTGCCTTCCCGGGGATTCTCCCACGATGACAATGTCCGCCCTATCCGGGTCTCCGGAAAAGGGCACTTCGACCAAGTTATTGAGCAGGCAGGCGCACTCGGTTCCCATAGACTCCCCCTCTTTATTTTAGGGGACAATGATAGCACAGTTAAACCCTTTTGTCAACGAAATATTCGGAGGTTCCGGGAGCCGTACAGGGGCCCATACACATCCCCATCCCTCGTCGGAATATACTTTCTCCTCTCATGCTTCTTCAATCCTGCGGTGGGATTAGGCCCATGCAGATCCCTCGGAGTCCGCCCCTTTTCTAGGAGCAGGTAGTATTTCTCAAACCCCCAAGGGGGTACGATCCCCGCCATCTTGGAATAGGCCTCGATTACCCGACAGTACATCCTGGTGAACCCCGGCTCGTTTTCCGCGTCGTAGGCCCTCTCTGCCAGTTCCCGGATGATCTTCTTGGTAGTAACCAGCTTCCCGTCCACGATCCGTCCAATCTGATACCGGTAGGAGTCTTCCTTCTCAATATCCCCGGAACAGACCAAAAAGGCCACGGAGAAGAGACCAACGTCCCCCTGTGCCCACTTGCTGACCTGTAGCCGAGCTACCTCCGGAGACACCTCCGGAACCTCCTCTACCAACAGCGGGAGCATAGATACTGGCATCAGTCCACCACCTTCAAGAATACGACGTCCTCGAAAATCTGGCCGGCGCTGGTCACCACCTTGATAACCAGCTTGTAGGTCTTATCGACCGTACCCGCCGACACCTTATAACGCACTACCGTGCCGTCCACAACCGAAATGTCTGAGGTGATTCCTGATGCCGCGAGTCCTGTGCTCTTGTCGATGGCTGTTACCGTCGGGGCATTCGGGGCTGCTGCTATGATGGCCTCTCCTTCCCCTAGCCACCCTGTTCCATCTGCCCGAAGGAACTGGTGCTCCAAGAAAAATGACTCGTTGGCCCGTTTCTCTACTGTTACCGCCATTCTAGCCTCCTGTACGAAATCCTCAGTCTAGTTGGTTTTCTCTTATCGTCCCTCGGGACCATAAAGTTGAGCTTCCTTCTGAACACCTCGAAGAATACGTCCCTCTGCTTTACCACGATCCTCAGCCGGACCTCTTCGGGAGGCGGGAAGGTGGTCGTGGTGCTGCTGGACGTTGAGGACGACGTACTCGTTGTCGTAAACGAGGTGGTCGTCACAGTAGAAGAAGTAGAGCTGCTTGATGAGCTGGTACTGCTGGTAGTCGTACTCGAAGAAGAACTGCTCGTCGTGGTGCTTATCGTGCTGCTCGAGGTCGTCGAACTACTGGTAGTAGACAAACTCGTGCTTGTTGTTGACGTCGAGCTTGTAGTGCTCGACGTGGTGGTGACTACCGGAGGGGCGGTAGTCGACGTCGTCGATGAGGACGACGAAGAACTCGTCGAGGAGATGGTCGTCGACGAGGTACTGTAAGTCGACGAAGAGGTCGACGTTGTTGACAGGGTAGATAGCGTACTAGACGTGGTGCTGGACGACGAAGAGCTAGAGCTGCTAGACGAAGAAGTAGAGCTGCTCGTGCTAGTGGATGTAGAGGTGAAGGTGGAGCTGCTCGACGACGAAGTACTACTCGATGAGCTGGTACTGGTCGTGGATATAGTAGAGATCGTGCTGCTGGTGGTCGTGAAACTGCTCGAAGACGTAGACGAAACGCTGGTTGTAGTAGTCGTGCTGGTAGAGGAACTGGTCGACAGAGTCGTAGACGAGCTACTGGAAGAGCTAGAGGTGGTAGAAAGTGTCGACGAGGTGCTGGTGCTGCTGCTAGTCGAGGAGCTGGACGACGATGATGAAGATGTCGTGGTGCTCAGTGTCGACAGCGTAGACGAAGTGCTCGACGACGTTGAAGAACTGCTGCTAGTAGAGCTGCTGGTGCTAGTAAACGACGAGCTTGTCGTAGACAGAGTCGAATAAGTAGACGACGAGCTCGTGGAGGAACTGCTAGTTGACGAACTGCTCGTGGTGGTCGTACTCAACGTCGACAGGGTGCTCGACGTCGTAGAACTGGACGAGGACGAAGTGGAGCTGCTCGTACTGGTAGACGACGAGGACGAGCTGCTGGAACTTGTCGAACTACTTGAGGAAGTAGTCGACAGCGTCGAGCTTGTAGACAGGGTACTGGACGACGAACTAGTCGTGGAACCGGTAGTAGAGCTACTGGTCGTAGTCGAGTACGTAGTCGCCGGAACCTGGGTGGTGGACGTCGACGACATCGTCGATGAAGTGGAACTTGTGCTCGAGCTGGTCGACAGCGTAGAGGCAGTCGAGGAACTGGACGAGCTGCTCGTAGAAGAAGTAGAGGTGCTGGTAGAGGATGAGCTACTCGTGGTGCTGCTCGATGTCGACGAGGAGCTGCTGGTAGTCGACGAACTAGTAGAAGACGTACTGACCGTAGAGAACGTCGTACTGGTAGACGAAGAGCTGCTCGACGTAGTCGACAAGGTTGAGAATGTCGAACTCGTGGTCGAAGACGAGCTACTGCTTGTGCTCGTGCTGCTCGACGTAGTCGACATAGTCGAGAGTGTCGTCGATGTGCTGGAGGAAGAACTGCTTGTGCTGCTCGATGTGCTCGTGCTCGAAGACGTCGACGTGCTAGAGGTAGACGTAGTCGAGAACGTAGACGCCGTGCTACTGGACGACGAGCTGGTCGAGCTGCTCGTAGAGGTGCTCGACGAACTGCTACTCGTAGTCGTACTCGACGAGCTGGTGGTTGATAATGTTGAAGCCGTTGACGAGCTACTACTGCTCGTCGACGATGTGCTTGTGCTGCTGGACGACGTACTGGTCGAGGAAGAGCTGGTAGTCGACAGAGTTGAGAATGTCGAAGACGTAGACGACGATGATGAACTGCTTGTACTCGTCGAGGACGAAGTACTGGACAACGTCGACGAACTGGTCGAGGTTGACGATGATGAACTCGTGGTCGATGAGGACGTGGTCGACAGGGTTGATGCCGTGGACGAGGTAGACAAACTGGTACTGCTGGACGACGACGTGCTCGTACTCGTAGACGAAGAACTGGTCGACGATAAGCTGGTTGTCGATAGGGTCGAGGCCGTAGAGGATGTCGTGCTACTGCTCGACGTTGAACTACTCGTGGAAGAGCTGCTGCTAGTAGTGGACAAGGTCGAGTAGGTAGAGCTGGACGAACTCGTACTTGTCGACGCACTCGTCGAGGACGAGGAGCTCGTAGAGCTTGAACTGCTTGTCGACGTACTGCTGCTGGAGGTACTCGAACTTGATGACGTAGTCGAGATCGTCGAGAACGTACTACTCGTCGAAGACGAGGTAGTCGTTGTGGAAAGGGTCGAGAATGTCGAGGTCGACGAGCTGGTGCTGGACGAGCTCGATGACGAACTGGTCGAATAGCTTGTTGTTGTCGAAAGCGTGCTTGCTGTCGAACTGGTTGTGGACAGGGTGCTGGTGCTCGTACTAGTCGAGGTCGTCGAGCTGGACGTCGACGAGAAAGAGCTGGTCGTAGTACTCAGCGTCGATTGCGTGGAGGTCGTGGTCGTCTGGGTGCTAGTAGACGTTGACGTGCTGGTGCTAGAGCTTGTGCTCGTAGAGCTGGTCGATGACGAGCTTGACGACGAGCTGGTGGTCGACAAGGTTGAAAATGTCGAGCTATCCGCACCAATGTCCCATTCTGCACCGGAACCGCCACGATCATCCCCGTCGATGTCGGTCTGGAATGCATAGTAAGAATCGTTATAGAGATTAGTGCCGTTATTCCTTGCTTCTGTGTCGGACGATGACAGATGATAATTACCGCTTCCGCC